AAGACTACTATAATTGTAGCCTTGCTTTGATTTTTTCTTATAGGTCTTCTTTAGTATGCTTTATTTAAAACAGATCGTCATCATCTGAAAAGTTGAGGTTTGCACCATCTTCATCAGGAGCATTATCTGCTTCCATACTTTGAGTAGCTAGCCACTTGTTGTTAGCTGCTGTCTCTTTCTTGGAGAAAGCCAGAGGATTATCCTCTTTAGAAGCTTGAATAAAGCCTTTGTAGTTAGGAATATCAAAGTCAACCTTACCTTTGTACTCGCTGGCCGGCGCTTTGATTCTAACTACGTTGTTTAGACAATCAGGATTTTTCTCAAACCGATTAATCACTGTGTCAATAAAGTGTTCCCAGGATTTAATCTGACTAGGATCAATAAGGGCGTCTTCTTCCGGTAAGAACTTAGACATGATGTAACCGATACGGCCGGTCTTATTACTTACCTTATCTTGTGAATCTTCGTCACGTGGAGGCCATTCAAGTTTCTCTAGAAGAAACCCGCCTACTTCATTATCAGCAACATCTGTTTCTCCGGGCTGAGCTTTGAACGTGAATGCAAGGATATTAGGATACTCTGTACCATCTTTAGCCTTAATAGTACGAACTTCTGGAAGTCCGGCTAGTTTAACCTTGCCAAGAAAAGGGTTAGCCATTCTAGGCGCACCTGATGTATCTTGGATAGTGTCTTTACTGGTACCAAATTGAAAATTACTCATATATGTATCTTTATTATGTTTTAATGATTATTAAAAGAAAGAGGGGTATCTCTACCCCTCAATATACTTAACTGAACGGATCGTATTCTCCTTCAGCAACAGCATCTTCTGTCTCTGCTTCTGCCGTAGCTTCTTCAGCCTCATCCTCTTGAGAAGAATCGTCTACTGGCTCTCCAGTCAGATCTGTTTTTGCTTCTACTTCTTCTGAAGGCTCGTCTGCGATTTCATCTGATCCTTCGCCACGAGGTACAATTTGGAAGTAAGAATAACCTTCATTCTCACCTACCGGATTCAGTGTAAAGTTCTCAAACCGGTCTGAACTCTCTGTATCTATCATGTTGAAGTCTTTCAGAGAGTTTTCCAGTACACTGTATGCAAAGTCAGTAGCTTTATCAGCATCTCCAGCTTTGCCTTTGTAGAATACTGATTCTTCGTTTAATCGGATAGACACAAGAAGAACTGTTTCTCCTTCATGCTCAATCAGGTGAAACGTAAGACCATTCATGTTCATGTTCTTGTTAGAATAGAAACGGTCAGAAAGTTGGAACTTTCCGTTAGAATACTTGTATCTCAGATCGAAATCTTGAGTCTGTACTGAGCTTTTTCTTACCGTTGTTGCTTGTGATAAGTCCATATTAATTTATCCTATGTATGTTGTTGTTTTACGATTAATCGTGTTTGCTAGTGCTTTTTACGAGCTTAACTAACTGTTCTCGTCTGTACCATAGTACTCTTCCATTCTGTTCATGATAGGTTCTAAATCATTGGGTATAAGAGCATCTTCAAACATACCCATTGGAGATTTGGAGTTACAAATACCGTCTGTTCTTGTTCTAAAGAAATAGGACGGTTCTTCCTGGCCTTCAAGCTTCTTAATCTGCGTGAAGAATACTACTGTAAAGAAACCTTCTAGAGTTATATGCTGATCTACCAGCTTACCGGCAGTCTTCATCTTACGCTCTTTTTGATAGTCTTTTTCTACTATCTCATCATGAGTCAAGATGATAACATATAAGTCATCTCTTAGTTTCTGGTGCAATTGAGGCTTAACTATATTTACCATATGCTGAGCCATAGCACTGAATTTGTCATATCCTTTCTCTAAGGCCTTATCTACAAATTCCATACCTACGATATACTGAAAGTCATCAACGACCGCATATTTGATGTGAGGCATCTTAGCTGACACATTTTTAAGTATAGCTACTACATCATCAGACGTAGTTGCTTCGAGGTAATTTTTGTTCTCTTTATTGTATAGCTTACGAGATCCCTGAAAAGGGAAATCTTTACCAGCTACATTAATCGCGAGAGTCTTGGTATGATCCAAGTTTCTCAAAGAGGTACTTTTTCCATGACCGGAAGGCCCGGCCACTCCTACAAGTTTACTCATATTAGTTGAATTACTTTCTGATTTGGATTAGGGGGACATAATTCTGGATTAGCAGCATACTTTGTGTCTTCCGGAGTCAATTCTTTGGGCTTATTGACTTGCTCGAAGTGTCCACATTCTCCTACAAAAGAGAGTGCTGTAATAATGTTATCTAGTCCGTATGAATTCTTTAGTATATGAAGACTTCTGAATCTATTAAAACCTTTTGTGTTATTAAATAAAGGTATTTTATATCCTTTGAACTCTTTAATATTCGATTCTGCAGGATTAAATATAGCACAGACAAAATCTGCATCTTCATACATATTACCTGACCCTTTAAAGTCCTGTTTCTCAGGAGTAAGATCAAGTTTAACTCGCCGTGTCGTATCAGCTATATTTCTATTAAACTGGTTGACTGCTATAGGACTCCAACCATATATATCTCTTAGCTCACCATAGTACTGTGAAGCTTTATCGAGGGTTTGCTTTTCACTATACCCTCGCTCATTCTTCCACTTACCATTATGATCACCTAATACAACGTTTATGACATTAGGATTATCAGGATAGTACTTGGTGTAGTATTGAGTAATCATCTCTGGCTCACCCTTAAGGTTCACCTCTTCATAATAAACTCTGGTACCGCCTTTAGTAATCTTGTAATGTTCTTTAGAAAACTTCTTAATCACTTTACCCTTAGGGTTCTTGTGATCTACTTTTACTATGTCTTCATCGTTACTTTTAATAAGAAAACCTTCAGACAGAGATATACCTTTACACTGCATGTACATACCTGTTGGATGGGTAGCTCCATCTATAATCTGAACTACATCAAACATTTCTTCAAAATAGTCTCTACACTCTTTTATCTTAGCATAGACTTCTGGAGTAATTTTACTTCTATCTGTTCTCCAACCAAGTACTGTGGGAACATCTGCAAGGATGTTATACTTAAGCCACAGTCTTAAACAAACCCATTTGGCTATTTTATGGGTCTTAGATCGTTCCATTGATCTGTAAATGATACGGAGCTTCTTATCCGTCCTCTCTCTGTTTGCCATATACCACGCATACGGGTTAAGTACAAACATCTCGTCAACTAAAGCAGTCTTTCCTGTACCAGATTCTCCGCCTATCATGATGTAAATACCCTTACCGATTCCGATATGTGGATTTAGTTTAGAGAATCCTACCGGGATGAACGTGTTATCTCCTCTAATACCTTTCTCAACTTGGTCGAGAAATTCATCATAATCAGAGTTAATAATCATATTTCGTCCATCTGTCATATAAAAACCTCATAGCTATCTGTGGTATCGTCAGTAAAGTCAACCTCATACTTTTCCTTGAGAATGTCCCAGTCACGGGAGTAAATAAACTTCTGAATACCTTTTCTGATTAGATTCTTTTCTTTAGCCCACTGCACGATCTTTAAAACTTCTTTGTGCTTCTTGTTAGTCCTAACTACTTTAGTATAAGACTCGGCCACTTCTTCCTGAGGCCTATCTAAAGACTTCAAAGAAGCTGAGTGTTTACCTGGGCCAAAGCTTATACGATCCGGATATATGTCAAAGAGTTGCTGGAAATTAGTCCAGTGATTAAATACTTCCTGTTTAAACTTATTCGTCACTTCTAGCATATCAGGTACAAGCTTAGGGCCAGTCTTCTCCAGGTATCCTCTATCTATGAGATCTTTCATACCTCTTGGACTGATTGGAGCTACATTCTCTGTATACTTATAAATAATAGCTACCGGAGAGCCGCTCTTACGTTCTTGACGCTCTCCATTTTTAATAGACTGCTTGTCCATGTGTAAGATGTAACAGAGCATATATTGCTCTATTGACATCTTATGTTTTACTAAGAAGTCAAAATCTACTTCAATTATCATTAATACTTCTTGTTATATGTTTATTTCATCTATTCTGTCTATCCAGTTAACGTTAATTGACTCCTTCTGTCGACTACGTAGCCAGACTTCATCTTGTGTATTCCTTATGTAGATTTCTACTTGAAAGGCTCTTTTACCTTCTTCTTGCCTAATCATTCTACCTAATCTCTGAATACTCTGTCTGGTTTTAGACGACCCTGAGGTTACAATAGAAGCGTTTATTCTGGGTACATTAAAACCCTCATCTAACGCTCGTGCTGTACTAATAAGACGTATACCATTATCTTCTTCTTTAAAGAGTCTGATAGACTGGTCTCTTCGTCTGGTCTTACCTAGTCTTTTAAGCTTTTTCTTAGGATATACCTTCTTGATATTAGCCCACGAATGGGTAATACCGGTGTCTAAATCTTTATACTTGGTCTTACCGTTTACTTTAGTGGATTTAGCAACGACTTCATCTGTTCCTTTTACCTTGATAAGCGTAGCTAGGCTACTGTGGTAAGGAACTGCAATATCTGGGAGCTCTTCTGCAAGTCGGTCAGCAAAGTCAGTTGACTCACTGAAACTTATGAAAATATGGTCAGAAAACCTATTTATAATCTCCTTAGCAGCAGTTAATTTTGAAGGTAACTCATACAAAAAATGTTTCCGCTTCTGAACAATTCTAGAAAACTGAACAGCATGAGTCATAATTGCCCCTTCATCCCAACCTATCTGTCTGGCGTAATCTCGTCTGGCATCTTTATTAGAGAGACAGTCCATAGCTGTTCCAAACTCAAAGTCAAAGGTCTTAAAGTACTTATTATACTGTCTACCTAGCCGGCCATAGTATTCCTTTTCTTCAGGACTCATATCTATGCCTAGATTAAAAATAGTATAGTCACTTACCCAGTTATTAGCTGTAGCTTCTTCTAGACTAACTGTGTCTATAATAGGACACAACTTTTTCATTCTAATGAACTTGGGATCTGTGTCATCTATAGTAGCAGTAGTACCAAATATAAAATTATAGTTAGTAGCTTCAAACACTCTGCCATGTTCAGGTGAGTGATACCGATGAAACTCATCAAGTACCAACAGTGATGTTTCTCTAGGAGATTCTAGGCTATATATATTGATGTATGTATTAACTACAAATACACGGCTAGGAAAATCGTAATACTTTAACTTCTCTTCCCAGTCTTTCTTAAGTTCTATACTAGGTACAATAACCGTAAGATCTCTCTGAGTCTTAGCATTAGGACTATTAATAAGACGTTCTGCAGCCATTAAAGCTGTTCTTGTCTTACCAAATCCGGTAACTGCTTCCAGAGTGCCCTTACCACGATTAGCTTGCCACTTATCTACTATCTCTACCTGCCTGGCTGTACGGGTAGGATCATCTCCTCCCTGCGATACATTAGCTTGAAAAAGATTAGTCTGGCTCATTCTTCATAGTGCTTTATAAGAAACTCTATCGTGCCTTTATTCTTGTTACTGAGGCTATCTATGCTTCTAAGAGTCTCTAAATGTCTGTAGTAAGCTTCTCTGTGATATTCTCTCTTCATTCTAAGATAAAAGTTTTTATTATGCCTAATGACTTCCTCAAGCCCTTCAATTCTACATTGAAGTTTTTCTATCTGCTCTACAGCGTCTTCTATACTAGTAGGATAGTCTTTATCGAGAGTATTAACTATTTCTTCTCCCTCATAAGCCTGAGAGTTGGCTTTTAACTCACTGGCAATTCTTTCTGCCTCTTCTTCACCAATGATATCTACGTTTTCTATAGGTTTATTGTCCATTTTTATTATCCATTTGATCGTATCGAATTCCTGTTTCCGGATCTGTGATTCTTTCGTCCAGAAGTCCTACATCTAAGGCTTCAGACTCTGTTATAAATACTACACGTTCATCATTAAATAGGTCAAGATCACCAAACTCTTGCTGTACCTCTTCTATAGGCACTATCCAAGTTTGATGTAATCTATTGATCCTTTCCTCATCAGATTTATCTGATATAAGCACAAATAAGAAGTTGCCGCCTTTTATCTCATTGACACACTTCATACAAGGCCCATCTGTGTATGTATTCATTACATCTGTCCGGCCTTCATCATCTGAATTTGTGAGTTGTTCACAAACTATACATCGTGTTACTATAGGGTCATTCATATTTTAGTGATCCCAATGGTCGGTTATAGCGCACTCTGCGATAACTGGTACGCTGGTTATAATTATCTGAGCTGCATCAACTAGATGTTTTTCTAGTCTAATCTTCCACTCCTCTGCAAATGAGTCTTCTGCTTCTGTCTGAAGCTCATCGTAAACAGATAAAACAATATTAGCCGGGTAGTTGTTCTCTTCTATATCTTCAAAAGCATTAACCATAGCTAACTTGGTGATGTCTGCATTAGTACCCTGAATAGGAGTATTCATGCCAGCTCTTTCTATCTTGCCAAGAGTATAAGAATCTTGAGTAGCCCAGGCTTTTTCATGCCCCGGAAACCATCTTATTCTACCATATGGAGGAGCTGTCTTTATATACCCTTTATCCATAGCAAACTTCCCAAATTTAGAAAGCTTCTGATCTACATACGGAACCTTAGCAAAGAACCCATCAATAACTTTTTGAGCTTCTTCTTTAGGCACATTCATAGTAGATGCTAGTTTCTTAGACGACATACCATAAGCTAATCCATAGTTAATAGTCTTCTGAATATCTCTATAGGTAATGGCCGGATTCTTAGGATAGGGGTTTCTGACTTCTGACTCAGGTATGTTAAACGTTTCTGCACATAAGACTGTATGAAGGTCTAAACCTTCGTTGAAAATCTTAAGCCACAACGGATCTTGACTAAACTCTGCTAATTCTCTAAGCTCCATAGCTGCATAGTCACCGCCTACTATCTTCCACCCCGGCCGGCCAACAAAAGCTTTTCTTATAAGAGGGCCAAACTTACCTCTGGCAGGAATCTGATTAGTATTAGGCTGTTTAACGGATATACGGCCTGTCTGCAGTATTTGCCAGTACTCTGGATGAAATCGTCCAGTCTGAGGCTTATAAGCTTCTTCGAGTAAAGAATAACCAAATGAGGATGAGAGCTTACTAAGCTTATTCAACTCACGTAGTTCTTTCACTATCGGATGCCGGTCTTGATACTTCTGGAGTATAGGATCTGCTGAAGAGTCTACATTAATACCTAAGAGATTAAGTAACTGAACCTTCTGTTGAGGAGAATTGTAATTGATAGTTACTTTTCTCTTCTCAAAACCAAATAAATCTCCTTGACTATAGGAAGGTACAAACTTACCCAACCGGTCGGACTGTATGACTAAATCATCTAGCTTATCCCGCTGATAACCAAACTCTTGTTCTATTTCAGCTGATGTTTCTTTCCACTGATCCTGGTCTATACCTACACCATTGTATTCCATATGAGCAAAAGCACGTACAACTCTATTCTCTAAGCCGAGTACAGTATACTTGTCATTAACATCTTCTCGTCTGGCTAAGCCATAATCTACAAGATGAGCCATTTGACCGGTCTTAATCTTACTAAGATACTTAACATCTTCTGCTGCATAGTTAATAACCCGTACAGATAATCCTCTGTGAATTTCACCTCGTACTGCTTTATTTAGCTTACCGTTAGCGTACTTGGAAGCTAAGGCATCCAAAGCTAACTGTCTATTCTTGAGTCCGGTAGTGAGAATACACTCCGCTAAGAACGTATCGTATACCCTGGGAACCCAAATACCCTGATGGTAGAAGAATCTAAGATCAAACTTAGCGTTTTGCAGTAAGTAAAGCTTATCTTTCTTCTCCAGTAAGTCCTTGAAGTTAAGTATATTAACAGTGCTGGTATCAATGACAAACTGGTTGTCAAAATCACCAAACTGTAGTAATAAAACGTTGTCTTCATAAGGATCAAACCCTTCAGTCTCAGTATCTACCTGTATCTCAGGCTTATTGCGGAAATAATCATACACATCTTGTACAGTAGCTTTATTGACAAACGCATCTATCTCAGACCCTGATTCTGTCTGGTTACTTATAAAATGTATCATAACTGCTTAAAAAATTTAAACATACTAGTCCTCGTCTTCCGGGTTATAATATTTGTGATTGTTTAGGTAGTCTTCATACGTACCATTTACCCAAAATGCCGGAATAGGATCTTTGCTAATGATCTTCTTACCTAGAATAGGGTATATCTGTAATGAAGGTTTTCTAGGTATACCTTTGATAGGTGCTCCTAAGTCAGCTATTAAATCATGTCTTGTTGATTTTGAATCTCCTTCGTGTGTCCATCTTAAATAATCTTGGCACATGCCTACTTCACCTTTATTAATATTGAACTCTTTAATGGTCTCTTTTCCGTTCAATACCTTAGCTATCATACGCTTGTAACACACGGCAAACTTCAGATCTATGTTGTTTTCTTCATCCATAAGAAAAGCCCCTGCTATTACACAGGGGCGTTTAATTATTCAGTCAGTTCTTTCTGCTGAGTAGCTGCCTCTTCACTTACTTCTGTGGGCTGTTCTAGAGCCTCTGTAAGTTTTTCATAACGGTACTGCCACGAGTGCATCTGAGAATGGAGTTTTTGGATATTGTCATGGAGCTTGTCCATGCGTGATTCAGAAAGTTCACGAGCCCGGTCAATGTCTTCTTTTGACATTTCAGTAACTGGAGTATAAGATCCATCCTGTTCTTTCCAGTGAAATATACCGGTTTCTTCTTCTTTCTTATCCTTGCTATTCTCGATGTCTTCTTTTTTAACTGTTAAGTCTACTTCTTTCATAAGTTTACTCGTCTATTTATGATTAATTGTTATTTTGAAAAAGATGGGGAGAGGCGGAGGCAGGCCCCTCCCCGTTGTGCAGTGGGGAAAAATCTCTATAATAGAGCCAAAACTCCCACTGCTAAAATGTGGTCAGTAAAGAATCTTTCATCTTTCTCAACTGCTGCCTGTAGAATGTACTATCTATAGCAGATGTATGAGAGTAGATAAAAGTTCTGTCCTCTTTTAAGCATACTTGAAACGTCTGGCCTCGGCCCATATGGGTATAAGACTCGTCTAAGCATGCTATTACTAGAGGAGTATTATCTCCCACATCGTATACATCTGGCTCTGTGGCTACCATGCCTAGTCTAATGACATAAGCTAGTAGTACGATTAGAAGTAATGTTCTGATCCGCATAATTTATAAGGTTAGTTAAGGTTACTGCCACTCCCATTCTAAACAAACTTCTTGTACTTCACGGGTTTGAAAGTCTGCTACTTCTATAGATCTAACACAGACAAGTTCTGGCGGTTCTGGGTCTGTAGATCTACAAGATGAGAAGGCTAATGAGGTTAAAATAAGTAGTACAAAGGTTAGTGCTTTCATAGTAGTGTTTGTTTTAAGTTTGTGGAGGTAAGGGGAGTTGAACCCCTGTGTCACTTGATACTATATAATTTATTGTACAACTATTGTCATCTTATATTTGAAGAGTTTACGATGACTGCATATCTCTTAGGAACTCTGTTGATAGACCAGTAATGTTCCCCTTATAACTGGTGTTCCAGTAATTATGACGCTCCTTAATCCCCTATTACTATCAGGAGGAACGAGCAATCTACGCAGCCACTCGGGCTGGTTGTGCTGTAGCAAGGCCAATATGACCTACTATTTTAGATGTAACTTGTTCGTCAGTTAACTTTACGTTTGATAGTACGGTATCAGCGAGTTGTAAATTATACGTTTGTCAAATGGTCGATTCCAGTATACCCCCATTTATAGATTTGTAAAAGTTATTTAAACATAAATAATTATGTTATAAAAAGAAAAAGAAACCTGTATAATAGTATACAGATCTCTCTTTCACTCATAGCCCGACTTAGGCTGATTCTCTTCTAGCTTTAGGAGATTTGCCCCTAAGCGTACCTTTTCCGGAGTTAATAATCTGCTTAGCTACATCAATAGTCAGTCGATTATCAGGGTTGTAAGCCATCGTAAGTAACATAATAGTAGATAATTTACCGCCCGGATACCAGACAATCTCCCCTTTCATATAATTCTTCAAGGTATTGTCCTATGTTTTATGTATGTGTGTTATTGTTATTGAGTGAATACTTCAGACGGTTCTCCGGGTATGATAAGCATCATACCGTCAAACTCTTCATCTGGTTGATACATGTCTGGCCAAAGTTCTTCTAGTTGTTGTTCGTCCATAATAGTGCCTCATTATTAGTTATTGGTTTTTGATAAATTGGACAAATTGCCCAAAGTCTTTTTGTATTTCTTTAGCACACTGCTTAAGAGTTCCTTCAATAAAATCAAGTTCACTCTCACAGTATCCTCTTACTAAAGATACAGCTTCTTGGTCACTATTCACATAATTAGCCAAGAATTTAGCTATACCATTAAGCTCTTTACAATTTTTGTAAGTCTTAAACAACCTCTTATTGCTCTTCTTAATAGTATTATAATGCCCAGGTTCATTTGTTCTAGGAAAACCACAAGACTCTCCTATATATTCACCTGTTACTGAGTCAAGTGTTCCATCTAACATCATTTCTGCTATTTCGCCCATTGTGCTCCTTATTAGTTTTCTATAGTTATAAAGTGAGAGTTTTCAAAGTAACCAGGTCTATTGCTATAATTCATTTCCATGGTCATAACGAGATCAAAATCAAACCACTTAGCTCCTTTAGAATTAGACTCATCCATATCTATAGGCTTATTAGTATCCTTATAAATGTTGATCATTTCTAAAGTCCTCTCTAGTGTATGTCCTGAACATATTAAATCATCAACAAATACATGATATATATTTGGATCATTGAAATGATCAAAGGACTCATAGCGGCTTATTCTTTTATATCCTTCTAAAAACCTTCTATGACTAGATGCTCTTACCCTACAGTTAATTAGAAGTATATTAAAGTCTGGATATATTTGCTTAATTATACTAAGCATCATAGCTCCAGAAGTACCTACTCCATAAAAAACCCATTCTTTGCCCATAGGTAATACCGTTAAAGCACTGTGTAAAAGTATCCTAGTCCTATGTATTGCTGCTTCATAAGAAGAGCAGATAGGGTACTTAAATTCTAAACCGCTGTTGTCTTTTAATATTTTAAATTGTCTAGACATTGACTTATTGTTTTTGAGTTAGTATTTTGCCTCCGTTGCAGAGTTAATAGCTCTATCACCTCCGAGGCTGAAATATGTAGTACGAGGTCAGAAGTCGGGTTGGCTTTTCTCACATGTTGGTCATAGAGAACTGATTTGTCCCCGATAGCTTCACAAACTGCTACATTATATAGCACAGATATGGGTTCCCACATTGAGGTGGATATGCTGGTCTGGTGTAAAAATGTAGTTAAATACTCATTAGAGGACGCTTTTAGAAAGTTTCCTCAGAAAGGCCCATTGTTGTATCACAACAACAGGCTTTCTCAATATGAGTGTTTAAAGGTGAAGGGAAAACCCTAAGTAGTCGCTACTCTATTTAGATTGCTCACACTTAAGTGAGTGAAACTGGTCTGATACTGCTGTGTTGGATTATCCAACCTCTTGTGCAATTATCAGTATAGCTTGTGCAATTATCAGTATAGCTAGTACAATGGCTACACTAAACCACATTATAAAAGAAAACTTCTCTTTCTCGTAAAAAGGACCAATGTAAGGGTCTTCTTTATATATTTTCAACTTTCTAATGTTATTTAGTGCGTTTATACACTGTCCTATGATAAGGGCTATAAATACATAAGTTAAAGTAAGTAACATGTGCCTCCACTAGTTATTAGTTGTTATGTTTGTTAGTCTGGCTATCTACACCACCTGCACCAGGCTCTTCTGACTGAAATAGTACAATCAGAAGTAAGATTATAAATGCCAGTGTAAAGAAGTGTATTGTGTACTCTGCTAAGGTTTCCATTTTTCCGGGCTATATTGTTTCATGTATCTGTCTTCTCGCTCTTGATGTATCAAGTCGAGTTCTGCTCTCACCTCTTCAACACCATCTTGGTCACCTATCTTATGTAAGGTTCTAATAGTGTTATTTAAAGACTTAGCACGTTCTCTAAGTTCATGATCAGTAAGTTTATTTAGGTTAATCATAGTCCAAATGCTGAGAGTATGAGTATAAGTATGGGAATAACAAACATTGCTATTACTATACCGGACGCAAATAGTACTATAATTTGCTTTCTTGTTAAATCATCTTTTGACACTGTTCCTCCGTTGTTCAATTTGACCTTCCCATTCTCTTTGTAAGTACTCAAAGTACTCAAAGTATACACCATCATCAGTACTAAGAGTAGTAGGAATATCAAATCCGTGCTCGTAAGCATGGCCAGATACGCCTAGCATGATGGTGCCATCCGTATAATTACCAAACAATTGGCCTAATATACATTGCTGACAACTAGATATATAAAAAGCTTCCATGTCTATTTCTTTATACCAATCAGGTCTTGCTTTATCTAAAAGCTCTACACCTTTCTCTACAAACTCTACTATGTCCTCTTTAGTAAACCTGTTTTCTGAATTCATAATATTCTATTGTGTTATATTAGTTTTAATTTAAAAAGAGGTAAATCGTAGGCTGCTAAGCCTGCGATTTACTGCTCCTACTTTCTAATATTATCATCTTCACGTGTTCCTCTATAACCGGAAGATCTCTGATTTGCTTAAGCAGTTTGAGAGGTCTATGTGTTTTCTCTAAATGCCTAACAAAGTTAAATACAGATGCTGCACCTCCATCTTTTATGATGCGTATAAGAATATCAAACTGATTATTCGGAACATGTAGACATCCTAGTTTAACTCCATTTTCAAGTCTTTTGCACTTATAATCCCCAATTGTTATTGTTGTAGTTAAAGGGTTTGCAAAAGTACCATTATAATAAACTCTTCCATAAGAGCTCATTAAACTATCTTTTTGGATGTCATACTTTTCTGAATACTGATCTCTATCTCTAATGTGACCTTCAGTATTATACATGGGTTTATTCCAAATACCCAGTTCTTTACACACGTCGATGAGATAAACTTGTATCTGTTCAGCTCTAGCTTTAAGCACTACTTGATCTTTTCTTACTGTTACATATGGAGACCACATTGATGTGCTTTTTCGACCAGGTTGATCTACTAGCCAGTAGTCACCGTCTTTATGGTCTTTGATTATCCTAACAGGGTCATTAAGATCAAACCCAAAATAGTCTTCCTTTACGCCCACCATAAAAACCCAATCCGTAGGCCCAAATTTAGCTTTCTCACACTCTGCAGTTTTAAGTGTATTTAGTTTATGTTGTAGTTCATTTATCTGTTCCTGTATCTGAGTTGTTGACATTGTTGACATAATTATACCTCTAGGTTTTTTAGTTGTTCAGAAGATCTTTTAAAAGTCTCTTCATTAAAAGTCTCTTTAAGTAATTCTTTTGGAATTAATGTAGATTCTGTTTTAACAAATCTACCATCTTTGGTTACCCAACACATGTAGTACTTGTTATCAATTACTTTTGTTTGTCCTAGAAAGTTAGGATCATCAAGTTTGTTGTATTCTTCGTGAGTTATAAGCTCAAAATCTGTTAGTTTATTCATGATAGTGTTCCTAAGTTGTATGTTAAGTGGTGTGAATAAGGAGTGTAATGTGGGTACTGTTGTAAGAGTATCGTGTGCAATAATGTAATACTAGTACAATAAAGGAAAATAGGTAGTGTGGGAATTAGGTGAATAACCCCTGTGTGAGTCCTGGTCAACGAGTAGATTAACTAAAGTTTAACTAGAATTAGGCCTCTAGTGACCTGATTAGCAATCTCTAGCCCAATTATAGGAGCGATCTCTAGCGAACAGGCTGGAAAAAAGAATAAATCTAGGAATATGATCTCTAGTGACTACCCCTGCAAATAAAATAGCACGAGAGCCTATCAGACTCCCGTACCGTACTCAATTTATGCTGTGGCTTCTGGCTGTGCAGTAAGCTCTTTCTCCTTACTCTGCGCTTTCTCGGCGCTTTGTTCGGTTGCTTCTGAGCTCACCTGATCACCGGTGGTGTAATCAAGCTCATACACATCTTTGGTCATCCCTGTGTGAGGAATGAACGTGTGTTGAGGATCACCGATTACCACATCAGCATTGGTGAAGATCGCCATACCATTCGAGTGCAGGTAATTACCCTGACCGTCTTGCTTGGCGCTCTTCTCGAGATTGGCTTCTTCCCAAGAACTAGGCTTGTGAGTTTCCGTGATCTCGAGTCGAAGACGTGCTTCACCAAGCATAGGATTGCGTATGTCCAAGGACACATAATCCTGATCTTCCACACACTGACGTGCTTGTGGTAGTGCTTGTGGCAAGAGCTTCTCAAGGTCGGCAAACGTGGCGCTCAACCATACAGGCTGTGCACTGTTACCGCCAAAGCTCTTGGCTGATGCCATGAAGTTACCTACAGCACGCCTACTACTTGGGCGTTGGATGTGCTCGGCAAGCACAAGCTGTACATCAGCCTCACCATTGGCTGGTCGAACTGCTATCACTTTGGTATCACCAATGTTAACTGTTACATTGGCTAGGCGTTCTTTTACGAATTCAGTATTCATATCTATCTCCGTTTTAATTAGGGGATTAAATTTATTCAAAGCACCTTTTGACCCGTGTGACGTAACTTTTACGCCCCGGGGTACTTTGAAGCTCGTAAATGAGTAGGGGTCATCTATAGAGGTGGTCTCTGTGTGTACAAACTCACCATTTTTTATAAAAAGATCCCCCCGCAGATTGAGCAGTCATACGGGGGGTGTTTAGCTAACGGAGCTAGAACATAGCCTTAAAAGTGGGACTCCTAAAAAATTTTTATATTTTTTCTTGACACACATAGTCTATAACATTATCTTGACGGAGCGCATTACAATCAAAGGTAGATGGTCGGGCTCATAACTCGACGGCTGTGGGTTCAAATCCCATGTGCGCCACTAACTGATACTTAATGATAACCTATGATAACCTATATTACATATAAACGTTTTGCCGGCATAGTAGGAGTTGATCCGACCGGGGAGCTTTGTATGTAGTTATGCTTTTGACGACAGCATGATGATACAAAGCCCCTCTGATTGACTTCAAGCGGGCTTTCTTATTTTAAACTAGTAGCATTGCAGACGGTTGAACTCGCTACCTTTGGAAGGTAGATAATCCGCTGGTTCGAATCCAGCCTACTAGACACAGGGTTCCACATGAAATAACCCCTCTTGAAAGATAGAGTACGGTAAGAACCGGTAAGTCAATAAAAGGTGGCTTTGTAGGAGCTAGGTATGTTGGGGGAAACACCGCTGACTGTAAATCAGCTGCCGAGAGGATAAGTGGTTCGAGTCCACCCTCCTGCACAAGACTGGCCACAAGCTTTAACGGTGAAGCACCGGTCTTTTAAACCGGGGAACGGGGATCGTTACCCCGGTGGCTGACAATATTGGAAGGATAGCTCAGTAGGTAGAGCGCTTGGTTGAAGCCCAGGGTCTTGCAGTGGTTCAACTCCACTTCTTTCCACTAACTTAATCCGGATAACATGTATACTATTATAACACTACTGCAAATACTGGTAATTACGATCTATGTAGCCTTTATTTATAAGAGGTATGGTAAGCTGACGAGTATTTCAGCATCTACGTATTACTTAGAAGGCAATGATAGATGGTACTTTTTGGCCTTTTTGTGGTCTGTAGCTTTTCTTAATCTCTTTCAGGGTATGGAAGTATATGGATTTCTCGGAGCTGCAGGTCTAATGTTTACAGGAATCACTATTGATCATGAAAGTTCTGCAGCACACACAGATAGAGTGCACCAAGTCGGTACAGTAGGAGCTATTATTGCTATGTTTATAGGCTTATGGGTGATACACGGCATGTGGATACCCACAGCAGTCTTAGCAATATCAACTGCACTACTATATAAAAACAGGTACTTTATATGGTGGATTGAAATAATAGCTTTTGCCTTAGTGATGATTAGTTATTTATTACGATAATGTCGAACGGTCTAGTAGCTTAATGTAGAGCACACCACTGTCACTGGTGTAGATACGGGTTCAAGTCCCGTCTAGACTGCTATTAACCCTTTAATGGACGCTAAATGATTTATGTAAGTGCATCTAACTATGATAGAATAGGGAGGATAGTTCAATTGGCAAGAACGTCTGCCTTGCAAGCAGAAGATCAGGGTTCGATTCCCTGTCCATCCACATATGCCTTCAAAGCCTTTACTGGATGAGGTTCAGTTTTGTAAACTGAGGAAGCCGGATCGTTACCGGATGGGGGCTCTATCAACCTATATAGTTGAAAAGATACAAAATCAACTGATAAGGTTGAACACGCAGGATTGGTGTTAATTGGCAACATTCCTTCCTTCCAAGTAGGAGCTATCGGATCGTACCCGGTATCCTGCACTTTATTAAGGATAAGAATAGATCTTAATGATGCTTATGATTATACTAGATACTATAGCACTCACAAAAACGTAACAAACCTAGCCGCACCTTAATACCACCCTAATGGACTCTAATGATAGCAATACTAGAACACAAGAAGAACTTCAAGAAGCCTCAGATAAAGTAGTCCAGGATTCTTTTAGATAAGGGCTTGTAGCTCAGTTGGTAGAGCAGCGTTCTCAT